AAAACATCATTTTGTATAATATATGCTGGGTCAGTTTCTGAAGCAGCTTCCATATAGTTTGTATCATTAACAATACCCATCATCATAGGTGATAATTTTCTACATGGCATATAAATCTTACTTGCGTGATTGTCGTCTTTTCTAACAACCGCTAAAATCTTTTTTCCCTCTACATCTATATTGTTTGTAAAGTTTTCATTGCTTGCTACTCTCTCTAGCTTATTTAGAGGAAGTATATTCATTACAGAACGAGCACCAGCTGATAACCAGTCACTTAATGCTGTGTCGTCAGTGCTTGCAAAGCCTGTCAAATCATCTATTCTTGTTTTAAAATCAGCCATTACTTACCTTGTCCTCTATACTTTTTTACGTAATACTTTTTACTTGTTTTAGTGCCATACTTAGTATTTACACTATTACCTTGTCTTGTTTTTTTCTTACCGTTAGTATGCCTTACTTGAGTTCCAAATGTTTGTCTTCTTCTCATTTTTTCTTTCTACTTTTTCTTGCAAATGTTCTAACATTAGTTGGTTTACCTCCAACTCCTTGAGCTTTTGCTCTCTTTCTACTAACTGCACTTCTTTTTTGTGAAGCGCTCATTGTTCTAGCTTTAGCAGCTGGAACACATTTAGGGTATTTTCTTTTACTGCCCTTAGCAGATTTACGTCCACACTTCTGGTATTTACCACCTTTCTTCTTAGAACCGATGTCTACCCAGTCTTCTCTAAACCATTTACGTAATCCGCCTTGATACGCCATTATCTATAGCCACCGCCACGTTTTTTGTATGTTCTTACTAGCCACGCATTTGCGTATGCAGAAGGATACACTTTAAACTTTCTCTTTGCTTCAGACTTTACTCTTGAATACAAAGAAGGATTAGTTGGAGTAGGACTTCCTTTTTTTCTTTTCTTTTTTGGCACTACTTTCCTCCATGAGTTTTTACTACTTTCATAGGCATAGATAGTGAAGCTCCTTTATGTCTTTTAAACTTAGCTCCATGTTTCATCAAAACATATCCTGTGCCTTTTTTCATAAAATGATAGCCTTTAGGCGCTTTTACTCTCATTAGTATCTCTTGCCGTAATTTTTATTTTTCTTTACTACTTTTTTCTTCTTTACTACTTTTTTACCTTTTTTCATTGGCATTACATTACCCTTATTCCTTTCCCACGTGGTGTGGGTTTTGCGTTCTTTTTGCTTTCTTGCATCTTTTTTACACCATCTTCCATTGACATATGATTAATGTCAATCTGGTCTTTTCTAATTGCTGTTGCAAAAGGATTACCTTCTCTTATAACAAAATTAGTATTCCATTTGCTAGGAGCTGCTCTTAGCCCACATGAAGGACAGTTAAAGTAACCTTCTGGATTAGGCTTGTCGCAGTGTTGACAATTAGCCATTATCCTTTAGCTACTACTATGTAAGCAACTCTAGAAGCATCAAGCTTAACTGCTTGAATATCTACAATAGCATTAGTGCTATCATCTAAAGTTTGAATATAATCATTAATCTCTTTAGCTAATGAACCAGCAGTTGAGTCTGATTTAACACTAAGGTCATTAATAATAATCTTTGTAGTTGTATTATAATTTGCCATTTTTTCTCCTATTATTTAAAATTCTTTATAGGTTTCGGAGTGGGACTAGCCCACTCCATAGTACCTAATAACTATTATGATGTTGTAATACCGTCATTGATTGCGCTTAATCCATTAGCGTAGTACTCACCATTCCAGAACAGAAGTTCTACAAAGTCTCCTCTTTGAGAAGCAGCTTCTAAAATAATATTAGAAACCTGAGTTCCAGCAGTTGAATTAGCAGCGTCTCCGCCTGCATCTTTCATTACTAATGAAATGATTGCACTTCCTGCTTTAATTGTAACATCATGAGTAGGTGTTTCTTCATGTACAATAAATTTGTACACTGCTCCGTTTTGTGCTGTTGAAGCTGTAGGTAGAGTTATATCATAAGCTCCACCTTCAGAAGAAACCATAAAGACCTTACCTGAGTCTGATTCTACTATTGTTTTTGCAGCGGTAATGTGTTCTACATTAGCTAGTAAACCACCAATACCACTATTTTTTTCTAGTAATCCACCTTTAGCCATTTTATAATCCCTCCACGTTGTATAGAGCGTGACATTCAGGTAATGAGATTTCAAGACCAGCTTCAGTCATAATCATGTCTTTTCTCAAATCTTCATCCGCAGCTTGTACGTTTGTCATAATTTGAGTGTCACGATTAATACCGTTACCAACTAATGGTCTGTATGCTAATTTAGACATATCAGCCATAAGCATGAAGCCACTTGCAATTCCTCTGAATAGAGGTTCTTTCACTAAGAACATTGAACCGTGCACAGTGTTGATTTCCATTAACTGGTGACCAAAACTACCTGCTACATTGTTCATGTTAACTCTGTATGGTCCATTTGCATGTCCAACAGAAGCGTCAATGAAAGCACCGTCGCCCATTTTGTTGAAGAATGTAATCACTGGTAATGAAGCTAGTACCAATCTCTCACTTGAACCACCTCTTGCTGGGTCGAAGATTACTTCTAAGTCAGCAAGCAGTCTGTCGTATGTAAGTTCTGATTGTAGTACACTTCTGTAATATGGATTACCTGATGAGTAAGAAAATGCTGAGTCGTCAGTTACTGGAGCAACATTTTTTACAATGTGTCCAACTAAACCTTCAGTATATTGTACTCCGTTAACACGAGCTTTTTGACCGAAAAGCATAGCTCTTTCGATGTCTACTTTGTGTTCACGTAATTTTTGAGCCCAAATTCTATCGAACTCGTTTGCATAGCCACGGTATCTTGTAGCTATTGCTGTATTTGTCATCTCACAAGCTGTTTTAAAGATTTGAGTATAACCAAAGTCATCTTCAATTGTGTCTGAGAAAGTATCAGGTGAACCTGTTCCTTCTTCGAATGATGTACCAACAATTTGACATGCGTCATTGTTAGCTAATACATTGTATCCAGATACATTTGAGTTTGACACATCAACAACTCTACCTGAGAAGGTAGTGTTTGCTGATTGTACGTTTGGTGCAGACTCAACTCTAACTAAAACTTGTCCATAACCAGCTGTTGAATCAACAGAAGCTATTGCAATTACCATTCCTTTTGTAAGGAAGCCAATTGAACCGCCTGCTGCATCATCTACTGTAAAGTCATGTAATTCACCTTGACTCACTGCTGCGCCGCCGTTTACTCCTGCCGCTAGGCTGAAGTTACGTGCAGTGTAGTTAGTTACAGTTCTGTTTTCTAAGTATCTGAAAACAGAATCATCTGTAGCTTGTTTAGCAACTTGACTAAGATAGACGAAAAAAGGTGACTCCTCTGGCATAAGTTCTGCAACTCTATCAGAGAAATCATATAAACGTCTAACGTCAGGTCTTTGTCCTACACCTGCGTCCGCAGATTGTGCTGTGATTACTGATGACTTCAATGTTCCTTGATTAAAAGCCATTTTATTTACCTCTTAGTTAGTTTAGACTATACTACCGCTTTTACTAGCACTCATAACTCTACTCCAAACTTCGTCTTCTTCAGAAGGTCGAGGTTGTTCTCCACCTTGAAGGACTCCAGCTGGTTTAGGAATTGACTTTGTTTTTTTGACTGCTTCCATGTTTTCACTTGTTTTAGCACCTTTGCCCTGTCCTTCTTTCCACACTTTAATAAGTGTTTCAATAGGTAAGTTGGCTTTTGGTGTTGTAGCAAAGTGTAAAAACTGTTCTGCGTCATCTGCACCTAAGTTGTGCTTGCTAACCAATTCTGTTTTTAAGTTATTCATTGCCATTTGATTGCGTAGTTTAGCCAGTTCATTATCTACTGTTTCGTGTACAAGCTTTTTCTCATTACTTACTCTAAATTTGTAAGATTCTGAGTCAGGCTTGTAGTAGGCGTCCCAAGGGTCAAAGCTATCTGGGGTTGTACTTCCCTCTTCTTCTTTGCCCTCAACTGATTCTCCAGCAAGACTTTTTTCAATCATGTTAACTAATTCAGGTTTTTCAGTTAATACATTTCTTAACTTCATTAAATCACTACTATCACTTTTTAAAGTTTCGTGTTCCGCAACCTTTTTGTCGTACATTGATTGAAATTTTTTAGCTTCTGTTTCCCAGTCTACAGCTTCAGATGCTTCCACACCTGTTTCTGAGGTAGGTTCTTCCAATGAAATCTCTTGTTCCACTGTAGATTCTACAATTGGGTCTACTTGCTGTTCAACCTGTTGTTGTTCTTGTTCTTTTGCCATGTTTTTTCTCCTAACTCTGATTTAGTCCTAAGACTCTGAACCAGACTCGTTATTTTGTTCTTCCTCCATAGAAGCTTGCATTTGGTCAATCAGATTCCCAAGTCTCATTACCTTTTCTTTTTCCTTAACTTTGTTAGCAGAAGTAATCTCATTTAACGTAGATTTAAACTTCTCAACTTCTGTACGTTTTCTAGCAGAAACCTGCTCACGTTCAGACGTCTGTAAATCGCCACTTAGTTTTTTCACTTGATTTTCAAGTTGAGCAATATATTGTTGCATCTGTGCCATACGCCCTTTTCTTTGAAGGACACCTTCTTTGTCAAAGATTTCAGTTTTCTTTAAAACCTCGACATCATCTACCAGTCCAAGCTTATAAGCATCAAGATACATGTTGTATTCAGATACCTTGTTGCTAGGTAAAGTTGAACCTGATATAACTCGAATGTCATGTTGACCAAGCTGAATATCATTCTTTATGGTCGCTATTTCATTCGATTTATCATCGTACATTCTCATATTAACTGAAAATTCAGTAATATCGTTATTTGGTTGTACAATTCTAAATGTTTTTGCAAAGCTATAATGGTCTTTAGCCAAGTTGTAAACAACTTGACCTACCATAGTTAAGCTTGCTTCAATATCTCTTAACTTTGATTTACCTCTAGACTCTCCCATTTCTGATAAAAGCATAGTACCTCTAACAGATTCTGGAGCACCTTCTCTAAACCCTTGTAATAGTTCAGGTATACCAAAATTTAAATCTATATACTTTTCTACCCTATCGATTAAATAATAAAACTCACTTGTTAAAGGAGCTGGTTGTGGGTAATGTGGCTCACCAAACTCTGGATTATATTCGATAACCGCGTTTGGATTAGCCCAATCTTTTTCTAACTGACTAACACTATCAACACTACCCTCTGGAATTAAAAGTTTTAATCCAGCAGCAGATTGAGCGTGTGACAAGGTTAGAGAAAATAACTTATTTAAAAGTCTTTGCGAATCTTTAACCTTGTTCACATCTGATTTTGGATAGGGAGTATTAGTCCAAATGTTTGTAAATGGAACAATTGGATATATATCAGTGTTTAGAATACGCTCATAAAGAAGTGTTTCACCTATTGTGCTACATTGTGCAATTCTTGTTTGCATAATCTCTTCTATTTCTATAGTTCCTTTCTCTATAAGTTCAATTGTTTTTTCGTTTTGTATAATAAGACTATATGTGTCAGTGTCTAAAATCTTTTCACTGCCATCTAAAGTGTTAAACAATCTATAGAAAGGTACTTTAATTTTGTAAAATCTATCAAGTATTTGATATTTTTGATTTACATTATAATCTAAATCTTTTGCTTCAGCAGGAGTTAATACATTATTACTATTTTTTAAGTTAGATGTTGGATAATCTTCTCCATATAGAGAGTTTATACCTGGCTCTATATCATCAATAAATTCTTCCATCTGAGGATATAAATCTAAAACTTGCTGCCTGGTTAAAAAAGTAGACAATATAATTCCTGATGCATCATTAAAAAATCTATCTCTTGATGCTGGGTCTACATATACTCTAAAAGGGTCTACATGCGTATACTTAACTTCACCTCTTCCATAGTCAGCTTCAGGGTCTACATATACATACATATATCCCAGTCCAGTAACAGCATAATCGTGGACTACTTGTTTAAAAGTACTGTCTCCATTTGATATATCCCAGATATATTCTAAGATAGTCTTCCAAACGTTTGATAATTTATTATCAGAATCTTCTCTTGCTATAACAGAAAATTTTGCAGGTCTTGATGTAAGTAATGATTTTAATTTATCGACAGCAGCATATACTCTGTCAATTACAAAGTCTGCTTGTCCTACTGCTTGTAAAGCATCAGATTCTTCATTACTATAATGATTGCCTAAAGTAAAATCTACTGCATTTCTAGCTTCAGAGTCCCATTGTTGCCTTGCGTCTCTCCAACGCCTAAATAATTCTCTTGTAATTTGGGCTTTTGATTTGTTTTCGTCGTAATTAGCCATAAACTCCCATTTTAGTTTTTAGTCTAAAAATAAAGAATTTTATGTACTAAAGTCAAGTAAAAAATTAGATTTTTTGTCCAGTAACCCAGTTTATGACTCTTTTAGCTCTACTTTCTTCTATTTTACTTATTTTGTCTTCTAGTTTGTTTGCGTCAATTGCAGAGCTTTTTGGTGGTTTTGCTGTGGTGACAGCATACCATAGTCCGTCAAGAAGGTCATCATTTCTACCTTTTGGAAACTCAAACATTTCATCTATTAAGTTTGCGTGTTCTTTCTTAACAAACATTTTTCTTCGATTTACAATAGGACAAAGCAATGCTTCTAACCTATCTTCTTTTTTGATACCAGCAGGAGGTCTTACTCCTTGAGATAATCCTGGTGCTAGCTTTCTGTCTTTACCAACAAGTTGATTTACATAATCTTTTACCAATCCTTGAGCACCAACCTTTTCAACATTAACTCTTCTAACAGGATGATATTTTTTTGCCATATCAACAATATTTTTAGGCATATCATATAATGGAGAGTGCTCTCTATAATAATCAACAACATATACATTTCTATCACTATCTATAGCAATAACCATAATTACTTGATAGTCGCTTCTTGCATTTGCTTCATAAGCTAAATCAACTCCTATGTATACATTTACAGGTATAGCAGACTCATCTACCATCATATAATTAAATCCATTTCTTTCTACAAGATTACCTCTATAGTAGTTTATTCTGTCTATATGAAACTTAGCACTTTCTAAATCTCTAGCTTCGTTCAAGTACTCTTGTGCAAACTTATGAACCAGTCCCATTTCTGTAAACCTTCTTTTAATATCTATAAGCTTTTCTTTTGTAAAATAGCTAGGCCATAGAGGTACATCATCTACTATAGCCTTTTTATATAGTACATTCCAAGCAGATTTTCTATCTTCTTTTTGAGCTTGTAGATATCCATCGTACACTCCTTGTAGGAATGAATCGTAATGGACTATCGTACCAATAAGCCATATTGACCCTTCGTTTTCTTTGGAGTTTTCCAAAGCGGGTTCTACTGTTGACATTACCCATTCTTTAATCTCTCTTCTTCTTTCTGGTGTTTTCGTATTTAATTCTGATTCAAAGTCATCAAGAATAATATTTGTATATCTTAATCCTAACTGAGAACGACCACGCAAACGTTGTGATGTACCTTTTGCAATAATCCTATCTCCTCTAGCAGTAGTAAACTCTTTTTCTGTCCACTTACTTCCTTTTAAGTCTCCAAAGTAATATTGAAGTGCTGGATTTATATCTATATGGTTTTGTATATATTTAATATGGTCAATAGCTTGAGATTGTTCTTCAGAAACCCAAGCTATAAATTGTTTCTTCTCTGGAGGAGCAAAGTACAACTGATGAAGTAAAGCTGTTTTAGCTAAAGTTGATTTTGCGTGACCTCTAGGAAGTATAATACAAACTCTTTTTTCGTCTCCTAAAAGAATATTACTTAGCTCATATTGGTATGGAGCAGGAGTTGATTTCATAAAATCTTCTGGTAAAAACATTTGACCAAAAGTTACAATATCTTTTCTTGCCAACTCTAAAGCTTTTTCTTTAGCTGACAAGTCTGGAGGTATAATATTAAAATTATCTGGCTTCTTGGTATTCTTTTTCATATACTCTATCCATCATTACTAATGTCTTAGGTGAAAGCCAATCACCATCAGGTACTTCTGTAAACGTGCTAGAGCTTTGCCATAATAAAGGTCCAGCTACGTATATCCAGCATTTTTCTTTTTCTTTTGTTTTATCCAGGATAACGTTAGCCGTAGTCCTTATGTATAAACCATCTTTTGTTGATTCATACATATCATACATATTTAGTTCTTCTTCAGTTACATCTAATAACTCAACAACAGCTCCACTTCCTTTTTTATTTTTTATAAGAGCGGGGAAAGACTGTGTTCCTGGAAATACCAAACTAAACCCTTCTACCTTTCCAGTATCTTCAAATCCTCTTCTTAATGTACCATAAACTGCTAATCTCATGAATGACCTACCTCTCTAGGTATACCTAAGTCTGTAATACCAAAAGACGAATTGTATACCGTTAAACAATTAAAACATTTTATATGTGTGGTATCTTCCTTTTCTTTATTATATAAGAAAATTCCAGTTTTACTTAACCTGTAATAGCATATATTACAACGTTTACTTTTCGTTATCTTTTTTAACTTCTGCCAATTTTTTGTGTCTAGACCCTTGAATTGCATTTAGTTGCTCCTGTGTAAAACCTTGAAATAATGTTAAAGATTCTGTTGTCTTTTCTGTGTCCATCATTCCAGATATCTTCATTAACGTTGTTATTGCAGTGATTTTATCTCTATCTGAAGAACCTCCTTTATCTATAATATTTCTCATTTCTTCTAATAGATATTGAGGAGTAATCTCAGCATCATTCAAGTGTTTATCTATTTCTTCTCTAATCAATTTTTTTACCCTGTCGGTTTTTAAAAGTAATTTTGATTGTGACTTAGCATAGTTCTCGTTGTTGCTAGGAAAAGCTTTCATATAAGCTTCTACTACGTCATCTCCTTTTGCTACGTACTTACCAAACAAAAACTCTTTATCAGTTACATGTTTTCTATTTTTCTTTCTAACAGATGAAGATTCACCTTTTGTAGAGAACGTATGCATGTTAGTCTTCATGTCTCCTTCCATTCTAACTTTAGGACTGCAAACAAAAGAACCTATAATAGTTCTAATAAAAGTAGTTTCTTTTTTCCTATCGGGTTTTTTTAAAACACCAAGATGTAGAACTTGACATACTTGACCATCATCAGCAAGAACCCAATCACCTTTGTTTGAATGACGCCAATCAGTTACTAAAGAAACACTTTCATGATACTTTCTAAACTCATCAACGTCATCATACAAGTAATGGGTAATTCCCTTTACAATACGTTCTCTCATAATTTAACTATTTTTCCTCTTTATCGTCAACGTCTTTCTCAAGTTCGTCGATAACAAATCGAATATAGTTGTTAGCAAGGAATCTTAGTTCATTGGCTTGTTGGTCTAATCTCATCAATTGACCAGCTAATTCATTAGCTCTGTTGTACTGAGCTTGTGCCTCTTCTGTTAAATCAGAGTATAAGAACTCGATTTCCTTATCATTATTCATTATTGTTAGCTTTTCTTCTTTCTTAGCCATGTTTCCTCCTAGTTATAATGGTCTTACCATTGGTGGTGCATATTCTTCTAGTTTACGATGCAGCTTCTCTAGTATGACTACATCTGCTACATTATGGTCGTAAACGTATTTCATTGCTTTTTCATCGCCCCATCTAGCTTTTTGCCACATTTCTGGCTTTACTCTTGTTTTACCAGCAATACCAAAAAACTCTGTAGCTGCCATTAATGACGAACGATGTAGCTTTAATTTAGATTTTACTACATAATACAGGTCTTTGTGTGACTTTTGCTTGTATAGTGGGAAGAATGTTTTATGATACAATGCACGTGTTCTGATAAAAGGAATATCAAAACGAGTACCGTAATATGTAAATATTACATCATATTTGTTCATTTCTTCTACTAAAAGCTCTACAATGCGAGCATCTTGTTTATCTGACATTAGCTCTTCTTTTGTAATTTTAGCTCCAGCAACGTTTTTGTCACCTCTACCTTTAATACACCAAGACAACATAACATCGATATTAGCACTAAATCCAGTAGATTCAATATCTAGGTATCCGATAGTCATCTCATGTCCAGTTGTATATCTGGTAGGTTTTCTTAATCCTAATGATTCTATTTTACGAGATACTGCTTTATATGTTCTATTATATCCAGCAATACGTATTTCTTGATACAGAACGAATGCAGACTTAGCAGTACGTTCATACTGGTCTAAGATTCTGATTTCATCTTCTGTCCATTTTACTCCAGGCATTATTTACCCCATTTGTTTTGTTTGACTATCATTGCCATCACTGCATATACTGCAATATCTACAAAAGCATCGTCTATTGGTTCATTCTTTGCTTTCATATTGTGATTTGTTGACAAATTGATTAGTCTGTTTATCTTATCATTCATCCTTACAATTATACCAAATAAGGACTGATTGACTTCTTTTTCGTTTTTCAACATGGTACCTAATGCTATATTACCAGGACCATAATCAAATTGCTTTTCACAGAATGTTCTATACATTTTATTTAAAAGAATTTGAAATTCTTGTTCAGTTTGTGGGTATACTTCTTTTATGAAGTCTACTGCATTATTATTTTTCGGCATTTTTTGGAAAATCCTCCTTGTCTTCTACATCTTCTAATTCACGTATTAACATATCCCAATTAAGGTTTTGACGTATTTTTTCTAATTCATCTAGTTCTTGTTGTAATCTTTGCACTAATGCAGTATTACCTTGTTCTTTTGCCTTTAATATTGCTTTTTTTAGGTCTTCCATAGATAATCTCCTACTCCTAGTTGAAATAAACCGTTACTTATGGCTTCTATTTGTCTTTCATCGTGTTCTAAGCCAGTATTGTAAAATATTGCGTGTAATACTTCGTGAATCAATGTTTCTTTCTTTCTAGATTCTGCTATATCCTTATTTATTAGTATAACATTCTCTTTTACTAGATGTCTCCCATACAATTCTTTACTACCATCTTCATGTTTTAGAGGTATTTCTATAATTTTATAGTCATGACCTCCAATATTTAATTCTATCGCTTTTCCTATGTCATCCATATTAGCTTCTACCATTATAATACTCCCATATCGTTAATTGTGTATGCAAATTAGGTAAATATTCCTACACAAGTCAAATATTTTTTAAAAAAAATCGCACGACGTCTCAATGTTCTAGATTCTAATGCTCTATAAATCGATATAAATACAAAATAACTTGACTCAAGTAAAACAAACAGGGTAACTTTAACAGTCCGAAGGACGAAAAAAAACACTAATGCTCGTTGCTCTTGAATAACATAGAATATTAAATCTATTTCCTACATAATGCTCGGTGTTCTAGAGAGGGTCCAATCGAAAAATTTTTTCCAAAATTATTCTAGTCGTCGAATTTTACCACCTCACCAGTTTAACCCCGAAAATTCCAACTTTGTTGAAAAAATCGCATAATTTTGTGTGTGGCTTTTGTTTCCACATCGGCGTACCCCTTTTATATAAATTAGAAATTGTAAATTTGGTTGAAAATTTGGTTTTCTGTTATGATTCCTAAAATAGTGTCAACAGTGCGCACTTTTTTTATTTTTTTTCTTTTTTTTCTTGACATTTACATAGATACTATGTAATATATACCATAATATTAAACAGATACGAAAGGAAAAATAATATGAAACCTGAGACACTTAAGATTCTAAAGACTGTTGTTCTTTTATTAGACAATGGCTTAGAGCCTTCTAGTTTAGAGCGAGTGCTTAGCGGCATTGGCTGTGAGTACAACAATGGTGTTAACTATGAATTATATTATTTCATCAAGAGACTTGATTTATTCTTTGATGAAGATTTTAATTCAAAGACATTGGTTGTTGACAGGTTTGACTTGTACAAAGTTAAATAACAAAAGATACCCTGGGGCTAACAACCCTGGGGTATTTTTTTTAGTACATAAAAAATAATACAACAGCTCTAGAGCTAGACTATCGTTCCTCAGTCTAGCTCTAACCCCCGCTCTATCGTCTGGGAAAAAATTTCGGCTAGAAGGAATAAGATTCTAGGGGCTAGAATCTAGCCCCTAGAAAACCCCCGACGACTTATTCGTCCCCTTTCGTTGTGTCGGTTTCTTTTTCTATGTTAATAGGTGTTTCGCTTGTTCGGAAAGCGGAGAATTTGACCTCACATTTTGGGCGAACTAGGAAAGTTTCCCTTGTCTGTGTTTCGGAATTTTTTAATTCCTTGTGATAGGTATAAGATTCATTGTTAGCAATCAATTTATTAACATCGCCTACTAACGCTTTAATCTCTTTATGTTTCTTTTCAATGGCTAAGGCGTCATTTTTCGCTTTCCCATCTTGTTCGGCTTTAACTTCGGAAATCGCCGAATATAATTTCCCTTCGTGTGTGCTTGGCTCAGCTACTTCAATTCCTATATTTGCCAACTCATCTTTTGTTGGCTCATAGTCATCAGGTTGCCCGTCGTATAACTTGGCAACTTCTAGTAGCTTCGCTTTATTTATTTTTAACATATTAGAAATTGGGGAATATATGGCAAATAGTCAAGAAAATAATGATTTTGAAAGATATTTATTTATGTCTGATTCTTGTTCTTGTCTACGCAAACTAGCTAGACTCGAGCTCAAGGCTAGACTAATTCTTAGTCTAGCCATAGCCCCCGACAAACTCTATTTTTCTCGTCATAATAAAACGCCAGAGTCAAAATAGGTTTAGGTTTTCTAGTTGGAATTTTGTAAGTTGAGCTATGAAAATAGACAAAAAATCAAAACAGGTTTTGACGAAAGGAAATAATATGTCTGAAACATACAAAAAGACGATACACGATAAATGTCCTACTTGCAATCAGCGTTGGACTAGAGAGATTGACATTCCAGTACCTCCGACAGGTATTGAGTTTATCGCCGTACAAGACAATAACAACAAAAAAGTAGAACTTACTATTACAATGACAGATGTAATAACTAAGTCAATGAATGGACGCACAGTCAGTCTCACAGACTTGTCAATGAATGACTGCTTCGCTTCCATAGCTATTTTGGCAAACAAGGAACTGAAAGACGGATATCTAATGCGTGTCGATAGTAATTTTATGGACACTTATATGGTATCTGACAGAAGGTTTGTCTTGGATACAGGAAATGTCGTAGACGCATTGAAGACTCTTAAAAAGGGTATGCGACAACTACGAAGAAATAGACAGATAGACGGGTAATTGACGATATGAAGAAATACGACAAAAGATTTATTATTGGTTATATTATAAATAAACAAGCTAGACTAGAAGCTGTCGTCGATTTATATATGTCTGGTTGTACTGCATATCCTTCGCAAGAAGAAATAGACGAGCTAGTCAAATTAGTCAATAAGTATAGAAAGGTAATTATTAAATGATTAATCAAGAACAAGAAAACGCCAAATTCGTTATTAGATGTTATAGGAAACTATACAAGCTAGGACGACTAAATGGTAAAGGTGTCGAAAGACATAACGAACTAGTGGAGGCGTACAGAAAGAGATTTACAGATAGTAGACTAAAAACTATTAGAATGACAAAAAGAATTAGAAAGAACATTAAAACCAATACTAATAAATGGTTTATGAGACGCCGATATGACAATTTCAATGGACACGAAGTAAATGTCTTTTGTGGTTTATATCAACCAAGTCATAATCGTTCAGACAGAACAATGAAATATGTCAGAATGGTGGGTAGTAGATAATGTTAGCGACAAGTAGTAATCAATACAGACAAAATAGTCGACAAGTCTGGGTGGCACTCCTTTCGACACCGATTGCTATTTGTCGCAAAGACTTAGCCTGTCTAAGACAGGGTATATTAACAAAAACAGGAGATTAGACTATGTGTGGTATTTATGGAATAGCTAAGTCGCCGACGCCCTATACTAGCCGACAATTAAAAGTTGTCAAAAAGGTATTGCGTGATATTGCAATAGATAGCGAGACTAGAGGTAGTCATTCGTCAGGTATTGCAAGAGTCGGCGCTAACACTAGGATATACAAATCACTATTGCCCTCTAGCAAATTCGTAGACACGAAAGAGTATAATCAGTCAGTCAAGTCATTGAAAGACGAAAGTTATATTCTTCTCGGACATACACGATTTGCGACAGAAGGAGCAATAGTCAAATCAAACGCACACCCATTTAGAGTCGGCGATGTTGTCGGCGCCCATAATGGTTGCGTTTACAATATTGAGGAAATGCAAGGCAAACTAGACAAACAATGTCCAGTAGACAGCCAGCTTATCTTCAAAGCAATAAATGACAAAGACAATATACAAGAAGCAGTCAAAGATTTTGATAGCGACTTTGCATTGTCGTTTGTAAAGAAAAACCCAATGGTATTGCATTTGTGTAGAGAAACAAATCGTCCTTTATATATAGCTTATGTTCCGGAGTATAAGACAATGTTTTATGCCAGTGAGTCTGCTTTTATAGAAGACGCTTTATTTGATTCAGGTATTAAAAATGTAGATGTCTATAGTTTAAATAAGAACACGCTTTATAGTTTTGATGTATCGAAGTTTGACGACATTAAAATGAATGTAGAAAAATCTTTGTTTGACTATACTTCAAGAGTCTACCAATGGAAACTAAACACATATCCAAAATCGACACCTATAACTTATAGTTGGACAAGCACTTTCAATCAGCAAGAGTTAGAGTTTGACGATAAAGATGATTATTGGCAGGATGAATGGAAAAGCCAAGAGGCTATTGAATTGGCAGAAATGACAAAAACACATCCAAACTCGTGGTTTTACGAGAAAAAAGATGATAATTGGTTTCATGTCAATCCTGACACTGGCGAGATATCGTCTGAGGAAGCTATGTTCGACCGACTATGGGGCGACGATACTTGGATAAGAGAAGAAAGCGAGATAGACAATGCCTCCTGAAATGAGACAAGAAGTAGTACAAGAGATAAATGAATCACTTTGCCAATGTGCAGATTGTGGCGAACAAGAATCAACATCGTCAAGTTTTTGTTATACAAATACTGATGATTCGCCTGTCTGCGATAATTGTAGTGTCAATTATACAGAATGTTATAGTTGTGAGGAGACGATTCATGTAGATGACGCCGAGTATGGACATGGCGATTCTTATTGTACTGATTGTTATCACGAGAACTTCACCGATTGTGAGAGTTGCGGCGATACTCTTCACCAAGACGATGCTCATTGGAGTGAAGAGACAGAAGGTTATGTCTGTGAATCTTGCTACGATGAACAAAGCTATTCGACACCTGAATGGGAAGTTATGTCCAAGGAATATGTCGAAACTAGAAGTTCTTTTGTCAATCCTAGTTATGACATGTACGATAAAGATACTTTCTATTTGATTGAGTCAAAAAGAAATATTGGCGTCGAGATTGAAACTAACTTCTATGAGGATGAATCCTTCTCGGCAGTACAAGACGACTTGCGAGTGCAAGTTGGCAAAAGCAGAAATGCAGACATTGAAGAGTGGCATTCACTAGGACGACTTCGTATGACAAGTGATACTAGTACGACAAATCATAGGCACCCATACGGAGGCGAAGTAGTGATGAATCCAAGACGAGGAGACATATTGGTAAAAGATGTCAATACAATATGTCAGACATTACAAGATAATTGGGGAGCTTATGCAAGTGTCAAAACAGGTTTACATTTGCATATAGATGTCCAAGATTACGATTGGCTACACGCTTCTGTTTTGACATTTTTCACAAAAATGATAGAGCCCCATATATACACTTGGCTTCCAAAGTCGAGATATTATGGTAGTGGTCATCAAAGGTGGAGTCGTCCAGTCAGTCAAAGTGTCAATGACTTCCAATATATCACAGATAGAGAATCTTTTGTAGAGTTCTACTATGACAATGGAGGTTATACCCACGAAAAATACAATGATAAACGATACCATGGTTTGAATTGGCATTGTCATTTTCAGTCAAATCAAGGTATTGAGATTAGGTATCATTCAGGAACACTACAAACTGACAAGATTAAGCATTGGTCAATCTTTTGGACAAAAGTCGTTGACAAGTGTCATGACATTGCAAATGAAATTGCCTGCAATGGTATGCCTTATCAATTTGGAGATACGACATTGTACAAGTCATTAGTCGTGCCACCTCGTATTGTCTCAAAGTGTGGCAGAATCTTAGACAAATATAGTGATGTTTATGTCGGGTTTGATGGAGTTGCTGATAGGCATATCGGAATGTCTAGCGACATAAATATGTACAGACGAGATTCCGAGATGTTAAGACGATACATTGGATTAGACAAAAAAGATAGTTCATATCAGATAAAACCTATGGTTGATTATATCAGAATGAGACATAATCAATCAGTAATGTCAGTTGATAATATCTTTGAGATATTTGATATACCGACTGAAACTAGGAATTACTTTATGAAGAGAAAAAGTCAATTACAGAGTGCTATGTTGCCTGAGACTGCAAGACAATTCTATGATGATGTCTTTGCAAACATAACTTCTGTCATAGAGTACAATGACAAGACTATGATGTTTGAATATAAAGATATATTTAAACAGACATTTCCACTTGTCATAAATACAGAAGTTTCTCCTCATTACAGAGATGTGAACTATTCTATGCTTAGTCAATACACTACATAAACGACAATGCAAGGACACCTGACGATTTTAAGTCAGGTGTCGCTTGTTTTTTTTATTAATATCTGTTATATAGCTAGACTAAGCTGGACTAAAGCGACGATAAAGTACTTGACTTTGAGTAAAATTATTAATAGATTAGAAAAAATTATGAAGATTATATTAAACTTGCAGGTAGTCAAAGAGGTTATGCAAATACAACCTTTGGTCTGGCGACGCTACCTGCAATACAACAATGGGAAATAAAATGAACGATACTATAAGTAAGAAAAGCGACCCTGCTTTCATCAAAATATATATTCCAGTCGCTCACGATGAAGAGACTGAGCTAGATGTATGGGATGTAGACTTTGCTTACAACGAGTTTGCTAATGCTATCAAAGAGTTTGAGAACGACAATGATATGCGTTATGACGCTTGGAATGATAAGCAAAGAGATTATATGAATGACCAAAGATGAGTTATCTTGGATTTATATCAGTTGAAAAGGGCGAGTCGTCTAAAGGTCTATGGGAACCAACAGTTGTTTGTAAGTGTGGCAATAGACACGAAGGCGACGAGCCAAGTATTAATGTTAAAGAATGTGAACAATGTGAGGGAAAGATGATTGAACACGAAGAAGGTATTGTAGAAATGATAGACAAAGACGATATGGTTTGGTCCTCTATATGTTGTGGTGGAAAAGCCATTACAGAAGTAGTAGAAGATGGAGATATTGGTATCGCTATATGTAGCGAGTGTCTTGATTGGTCAGACTTTGAACTGGAGGAAGAATGAGTAATGAAATAATAGACAAAACTTGGTCTATAAAACACGAAGGTCATTTGAATAAAAATAATATTATATTCAATGAAAAGATGAACAGACTAATCCAAGACTTAGAAAGAGTTAATAATAGTCTAGGACATTTTGTGCTTAGGGAGGGCAAATGGATAAAAGAGCAAAAAAAGCAATAAGATTACAAAGAGACATACTTAAATCTACGTCTATGTTACATAGTCTAGGATATAGAATTGAAACTGTATACATAAAAGGCGCAGGTTGGCATAGTGAAATCGTTGATTATAATAATGGCGAAAATCACGAATTAGACGAACATAGTGAACCTATAAATGGAGAAAATAATGAGTAAAGGATATGAGCAATTTAAAAGAGTAGATAAAGAGTTAGACGCACTACTTCTTTATTTAGAGAAATTAGAAGAAGACTACGCAGAAGCAGTAGCAAATGTAGATAAAAACTTTAATCAGTATAAAAGATATCAAAAGGGATATAATATATTATGTAATTATTTTGATTATATACCTCAAGATGATAAAGACTCAGTCGATAAAGAACTTATGAAACTTGACTTATAAAGTTTTAAAGTTTTATTTGACTCAAGTAAGAATATTATGGTAGATTGCACTATGAAAAATAGATATCAAACTTCTTTCGTTGTAGACAAGAAACTTTGGATAAAGTTTAAGTCAAAGACGTTAAAAGAAGGTGTGTCAATTAAAGATAAATTACATAGTTTGATGACAGACTATGTAAATAACAAGGAGACGACGAATGCCCGCAATTGGTTTTCTTTACCCCGATGGAAGTAAAGTATCATTTGAAGACGTGAATAAGGGCGACGTTGATATTGTTAAAATGGGTATGTCATTACCTACTTTAATTGAAATGTCGAAAGAAAGAGACCCTAATAGAAAGCCGTCTACCACTGAACTTCTAAATGGAGCGTGTGAATCTTATCTTAAAAGGACTAAAGAATACTATATAGACCCTCAAGATAGAGCATTTTCTCTAGCAGGAACAATGCACCACGCTCGACTAGAACAACACGAAGACGACAGACATTTGTTAGAAGAAAAACTAGAACAGTTTGATATAACTGGTATAGCCGACTTATACGACAAGGAGACTAATACACTGCTAGACTATAAGAACACTGGCTCTTACAAATGCGCTAAATTATTAGGGATGACATATAAACTAATTCCAGACCCGTCTGGTGCTAGGTACAAAATAAGCGGTAAATGGGGAAAAAAGGGTTCTCCTAAAATGATTAAACAATGGTATCGCGAAGAAGGTCTAGCTGATTATGGAGACTGGGGCTGGCAGGTAAATTGGTATAGATATCTTCTCACTAAAGCTGGATACGACGTAGATAGTATGTATATACAAGTCACGTTAAGAGACGGCGGACTAGCAGTAGCTAGAGAGAGAGGACTTGACAAGCATATTTACCTGATTGAAATACCTAAGTATGACGATGAAGTATTAGAGAATAAGTTTCTTTCTGCTAGAGATGAGCTTGTAAAAGCTTTAGAAACAGGAAACTTACCTCAAAAATGTAATAAAGAACAAACCTGGGACGGTAGAAAATGTCAAGCATATTGCGATGTCAGAAGTCTATGTCCTTACAACAATGGGAGTATAAATGGGTAAAATGGCTGAATTAGATATGTATCAGTCTGATATAGAGTCTTTGCAAGACCAAGCAATGCTTAACACTTCAGATGATATATTGATACGTAAGCACCAAAAGGTTTCAGAAGAACCTACTCCAAGCGACGTAGTTAAAAGTAGAAATGGTTTTGACTATGTAGATGAAGGATATATGCGTTGGCGACTAAACCAACATTATCCTATATGGTCTTGGGAAGTAATCAAATATGAAACTCTTGGAGATAAAGCTATTGTAGTTCACGGACGTCTTAAAGTTATGGACGAAGGTGTTCCTCGTAGTTTTGACTCAGTTGCAGCACATAGAATAGCAGTATCTAGAAATGGCTCAGGGTATGTAGATTTAGGAAATGACCTAAAAGCTGCTAACTCGGATGCGTTCAAGGTTGCAGTAAATAGACTATGTAATGTAGCAGACGATGTTTATCGCAAGCAATATGTAGATAAGAGTCTTGGAGATGTCCAAGTAAATAATCTTATGGATGTTATTGCAGAGATGGACAACAAAGAAGAAGCAGACAAAGTGCATAGAGCACTTAAGTCTGGAATGATAAATCAAGACAATTACGATAAAGTAATGTCTAAATTAATTGGGAGTGAAAAATGAGTGATGTTACCGATGTATTAAACGACATAGATAACAATGTAGCTTATTATAATCCTTCAGAAGATACGGCAGGAAAGAAGTATGCTACTATTGAAGAAGGTTCATATGAAGCTATAGTCAGTAAACTGACAATTAAAAAAGATATCGTTGTTAGAAATCAATATCTAAGCGACATCTTTGAAGCTACCTATAAACTAGACGACGACAGATATCCTGATTTAAAAGGTAGAGAAGTCAAGTCTAAAGGGTACTTTAGATTTAAGAGTCCTGACAAAAAGAAATATCCTAAACTTGAAGACAACCAAGGAAATAACAAGGGATATATGATATTTGCAGAAGCTTGTGGATTTGAAATGCAGAAAGACGACCAAGGTAGATATTTATTACCTATGGTTATGGAGTCTGATATTTCAGGCAATCCTGTGACTATCAAGGTAGTTCACGACAAGTGGACTGACCAGTCAGGAGAAGAAAGAATAACACCTACTGCTGTTAACGTCTTTAAATCAAATAGAGAAGTTTCCAAACCAGTAACAGAAGACGAATTACCGTTCTAATGAAGTATTCTTTCATACTTACAAAAGAAGAAGCTATGGGACTAATAGAAATATTAGAACTATTCAGGAAAGAGGGAGAAGACGAAGCTACCATTGAATTAAGACATAACTTAAAAACTCAGTTTCAGACTCAGTTTGAAGAAATAGAAAAAACAGAGCCTGTGACTAAAGAAGATGTCTTAAAAAATGCAGCAACGGTAATGGGTCCTTCTTTCTGTGAAACTTGCGATTAATGGACATTAGTAAATGGAATGCCATTATGAAGTCTTTCCAAGACCTTATGGGATATCAACCAGGTATCAATGAGGTCTTGGTGACTAAAAGACTTAGCGCAATAGGATTCAAAGACATAGAGAAAATAAGTGGGCGAGAGGAAAAGTATCTCGTCCACATCTTAAGGAAACGTTATAGGGAGATATCAGATGACATTAAAAGAGAAAAAGATAAGGGAAAAGATAGAGAGAACAGGAATAACCTCAACCAATGAATGTTTTGTCAAGTTTAAAGCATTCCCTTCCTTTACAAAAAAAGTAGTATTAAAGATGATTGAAGAGGGATACAATATAAGTATTGTCAATGAACACATAGATTTGTCGTTTTATTGGCTAGATTGTACTAGAAATGTAATTTTCCCTCCAAAAAGAGTGTTAAACTAGAATTAAGCACGAGGTTGCCCTTCTATGGACGAAACACTATTTAGTCGACACTTATGTCGAAAGTGTAATTATAAACGCTTAGAGGGGCATTCTCGAGAGGAAAATTTTTGAAAAGACCAATTTTATACGAGAAAAGGTTCAAACAACCAATAATATTTGACGGATTGCAAGATGGGCTTGTTTCGCCTACGGATATTGATTTTTGTTTTGAAGTCGGCAATAAATTTCTATTAATAGGAGACTGTAAAAAAGACGACGCTCCGTTTCCATTAGGGCAAAGACTAGTAATAGAAAGAATTGTAGACACCTGGAGAGCGACCAGGAAAATATCCTTAGGAGTTATTGCCACACATAGCACAAGTCCTGAGCAATCTGTCGTTTTAGCAAATACTGTTGTAACAAAAGTATACTACAACGGAGAGTGGAAAGACACCTTTATGGTGTTTGACGACTTTGTTAAAAGAATAGCAGAAAGATTTGATATAGACAAGTTAAAAAATTTGAGTTGACTAAGAAGAGAATAAATAAGTATATTATAATATGGCAAGTAAATCAAAAGCAAAAGGTAATCGATTCGAGAGAGAATGTGTAGACATTGCAGAATCACACGGCTTCAACGCAAAAAGAGCTTGGGGAAGTGATGGTAGAAGTATTGGAATGTCTCCTGAAGTAGATATAGTAATAAACTACTTACTAGACGAAAGCACCTCAAGAGAGATGAAGGTTCAATGCAAAGTAAGAAAGTCTATTGCTAGTTATCTTTTGCCACCTGACGATTGTGATATTACTCTTATCAAGCAAGATAGAGGAGAAATATATGCAACAATTCGATATAAAGATTTGTTGGAGTTAATCCAACTAGCTTTTCAACTCAACTAATTAAAAATAGGGAGAGCAATATGAGAAGTGTCTTTAATTATAAGACAAAGGAAGAGTTCGCCTCAGAGAAAGCTGAGTTCGAATCTTACCTAAATTACTTTAAACAGGTAGACCCTGACAATTACAAAGAATGGTTTGACGAAGAAGTGTATAAGCTTTTTGCGGAAGGTAGAAAGAACCCACACTTCTTATCAGAAAGACAAAAACCTGGATATGAAAATGTTTCTATGGTCAGAGTTCCTACTAGATGTCCAGTTTGTAAACAAGCTTGGGCTATAGAAATGCAGGACAACGGTAAGTTTGAACCAGGTTATCTAGACCAGTCTGTATACAAAAATATACCTATGGTGAAAGGAGTTTGTCATAAATGCAAGGACTAGGAATATTTAGTGAAGACGCAGAAAGAGCAGTGCTTGGTTCTGTAATACAAGAAGAAAAATGTTTTGATGTTGTAAAAGAATATATTTTAGAAAGCGAAGCTTTTTATGTAGAGAAGAATAAAAAGATTTGGGAAACTATTGTAGAGCTTAAATCAGAAAACATACCAGTAGACACTGTTAATATATCTAGCAAGTTAAAAGGTATTACATATTACTTGACTGGATTAGAAGTTCCAACTACTGCTAATGTAGAGTCGTATGCAAAACAAGTGCATTCAGATTGGCTTAGAAGAAAACTTGTATTACAATCTCACGAGATTGCAAGCAAAGCTTCTGATGACGCCAACGACATAAGCTCTTTACTTGTAGATGTACACGATACAACCAGCTCTTTGCTTAATTTAGAACCTGGACAAAAGTTTGACTTAGAGACTTTGTTGTCTATGACAAAAGATTCTTTGTTCTCCAAACGCAACCTAACTACCACTGGCTTTGCACCGATAGACAATATTATATCGGGTATGACCAGGGGTGAAATAACCATTTTTGCTGGGCGACCTGGAAATGCTAAAACCACAACAGTTGCCAATATAGCTAGAAATCTTGTGTTGTCTGGCAAAAAGGTTGTTATGTTTAACAGAGAAATGCCTAATACTGAGATGATGAAGAAGTTTATTGCTATGGAATCAGAAGGTATTACATACCATATGTTAAGACATAACGCAGTCACTAGTAAGTTAGAAATTGAAAAAAGTTTAAATACTATTAAAGAAAAGTATACTGACAAACTATTTATGTTTGATAACATAAGAAATTTAGAGGGAACTTTTCGTGAAATCAGACGTATAAAACCTGACGTCGTTATTGACGACCATATAGGTTTGATTGAATATCCTACTAATGATATGAGAGATTTAAGATTGAAAATAGGTGATACATCAAGAAGATATAAATGGTTGTGTAAGTCTGAGAATATTTCAGTTATTCTTGTTTCACAACTTAATCGTAATATAGAGTATAGGACAGAACGTATTCCTAAACTTAGTGACCTTGCCGAGTCTGGTAATCTAGAACAAGACGCAGAAATTGTAGCGTTTACACATTATCCTTGGACTGTAAACTTTGAGAATGCAAAACATGGAAAGTATGGACTAGATATAGTTGTGGCTAAAAATAGGTATGGGTCAACTGGAAAAGCAACGGTTGGATTCTCACCAGATTGTTGTACGTTGTATGATACTGTGGAAGAAGCAGAAGCAAGTGTCGCCAAGCAAATGCCAGGCGACCCTTTCTAATTTTTACCTGCTTTTCTAAATACATCAAATAAATCTTTTTTAGTTCTAGAGTCTACTATGTTAGAAAAAATTCTTTTTATGTCGTCTAGAGTAAATTCTAACTCTAGAGGGTCTGGAGCTTTTGCAAGATATTCATCTGCTATTTCTCCTATAGCTCTTCCTTGTTGTTTAGGGTCATATATATCAATAAGAGAATTGTAAATCTCTTCGTTCTGTTTTTGAGCTTTGTCAGTTAGCTTTCTTCCCATTCCTAAAAAATCATCTGCGACAGATTCAGCTACTTCTTTTCTATTTGTTATGATGTAGTCTTTTTCTCCTGGTCCAGTTTTTTTAAACTTTACATTCTTAAAAGGTTTAAGTTTTTTTACTCCACCAATCATTCCTAAAAAAGGAATTGCTGAAAGAGCTGAAAGTGCAGCGTCTTGTTTATTTCCTCTTCCGAGAGATATCAATGCATTTAATAAGTCTGCAGGCTCTCCATACCCAGGAGTAAAACCTACAGCATCTAGCATAGACTGTAAAGTATCTAATTGACTATTTTTTGTTTCTGTGTTTTTATTTCTATCCATATTATCTTACCTTATTTCTTTTTCTTAGGATTAAATTCATATTTAGGTTTAAATTCTACCTTTCCTAATCCCGAAGATTTAAGCTCTTCAGCTAGGTCAACTATAGTTTTTGAAGAGGGTTTTCTTCCAATTGCTCTTCTTAAAAGCTCTACAAAATCTTCTGGCCTATTACCTATAACATCTTCAACACTTTCAAATCCTGTGACAAGAGGGTCATACTCGTCTGTTAGTTGAGCTGCGTCGTCCATCTGTTTTGCAATTCTGTTATACAAATCTTCAAAAGATACTTCACTAGGTTTTTTAGGAGTTGCAAGTGGTTTACCAGGAAGAGTTTGTCCTGTTGCATCAAACAAGTTTTTAAAAGGACCCTCTGGTGTAATAGCAGGAATTTCTTTTTGTGTTAAATTAGGAAGTTCTTGAGGTGTCAAGTTTAATGCTCGTTGTCCTTCTTTTCCAAGGTCAACAACAGGTGTATTAGGTTGGACTCCTCTTTTATATCCAGATAAAACGTCTCCCATTTCTTTTCTACCAATTCCAAGAGCTTCTCTTAAAATATCTATCATATTTTTACCACCTCTTGCAAGACCTTTACCTACAGTTTTTAATCCACCGCCTGGCTCAACTAAACCCAATATCATTTGCATTTGAGGGTCATTTACATCTTCCCTGACTTTCTGCATCAATGTTTTTTTAGGTCTAATAGTACCAAATCTTTGGTCTTCTATCTGTCTAGTTAATTGCTGAACAAGCATATCTGCTTCAGCACTTTTGTTTCCAAAATAATCTAAATATTGTTTAAATGTTTGTTTGTCGTCCATACTATTCCTCTTTAGTTTGCCCCAATATTCCTCTCAGTCCACGCTTTGAAGCTTCCTCTTCTTTCCTTTTTTGTCTTTCTAAAAATCTTTCTATTTGTTTAGGTGTTGCATCTTCTGGAAGAACTCCGTCTATCATATAACCTCTGATAGCCATATCGTCTTCGTCTGATTTATAATACTTTTCGTTTTCTTTTATAAAGTCTGCATACATATCCATCATTTTATCCTGGTCTAAATAATCTTCAGGAGTAATTGACAAAGTAGGAAACCTTCTGACGTATATACTATTATTCCATGTATCAACCTGCTCTGCAACCTCAGCAAGAACATCATCATATTTTTTTAGTTTTCTAGGCATAACTCCAACCTCAGGGTCTCCATCGTCACTATAAGAAAATAATATTTTTCTGTTAATATCTTTCATCATACCAGACTTCATAGACTGAACTTTAGCTCTTTCAAATCCTTCTGGATATGCTGCTATTTCCTCGTTTGTCAAAGGATTTATAATCGCAGAATAGTGATATCTTTTCATAAAGTTGTTTGGCATACTACCGAAAACAGGACCCATACCTCTTAACAACTGTCTCATTCTTATATCAGCAGGTCTATCTTTTGAAAAGAATACTCCTTCTACTAATCCTTTTTCTCCAGGTTTACCATATAATGTATAATACATCTTCTCTATATCATCTATGATAAGAGGTTTTACTAGGAAACCTAAGTTGCTATATAATCTATCCATGTTGGACAGCATATCTCCGTACGCACCTAACATACCAGCACCTGCAATCATTTCCAATCCATCTTCAAAATCTAATCCTGTTCCCTGACCTTTCATTTGATTGTTTATTTTTTCAAAGTAATTTCTCTGTTCTCTTCGACCATAAAAAGCTCTGTCTCCAGATACAACTTGCTTAAATGAATCTAGAGCTGTTGCAGCCATAGCTCCTCCAGTAGCTCCATATGCAAGACTATACAAAGGTTGTAAGACGTTACCATGTTCTACTTCCCACTTGTTCATCTCAAGCATATATTTACCTTGTCTTATAGGGAATCTTTTAAACAACAATAAAGATTTTGTATATTGGTCGTTAAAAGCTAAAGCATCTAGCTCAAAGTTTCTACCCATCTGAGAATCTTGAGCGTATTTTTCCATAGCTCCCATCAGCCTTTTTTTCATACCAAGCTGAGGTTTGGTTCTATATTGTCTGTTTTTAATATTTTCTTTAAATTTTAAAACCTCTTTAGGGTTGAGTCCAAAAACATCTTGCAATTTAGCTGTAGCATATTTTTTTCTTTGAGCTTTAGTTAAACCTGATGTTCCAGGCATTGCAACCTCTCCGTCTAACATCTTTGTAAGCTTAATAATATAGTCTTCTGCTGCTGCTCCAGCTACAATTTTATTGAAGACATTTACCGACATAAATGGTTTAGCAACAGTATCTTGAGCTAATTGCCACCAATCTCTTATACCATACTCAGCTAAGCTTTTTCTACCATAGTCTGTAGTTAGGTTTGCTAATTCTCTAGCTTGACCTTGTTGTAAAGCTCTATTACCTCCTAGCAATTCGTCAAACAAATTCAACGCAGTAACACCTGAACGTTTTACCATGTCTCTAACTTCTGGATTAAATATATAGTTTGTCAAACCTCTAATTGTAGAAGCTGCTCCTAGTTGAGGCAAGGTAGAAATAAATGTCTGAGTCATATTAGGAATAACAGCAGTACCAAGATTAATTTTAGTCATAAACTCAAATTCTGCTATAGTAAATCCAAGCTTTGTCATCATATTCTGTCTGTTAAAAGCATTCTCTCCAGTTAAAGCTTCTTTAATAACCCTAATTGCATCTTTTTCTTTTATAACTAATCCAGGTATTTTGTCTGCAGGAGCTCTATCTCCTGAGTCTATAGCTCTTCCTAGTTCAGCTCTAATCCCTTTTAGCTCTGCATTGTCAGGTATTCTTTTAATTAAAGTCTCAAACAAAGCACCTTTAGGTAAGAATGTTTTAGCTAACTCAATAGTTTTAGTAGCACCATTAATATAGTCTGTTTCAAGAGTTAGAATATTCTTGTCAAGCAAGTCTTGTTTTTTTCTTGCAACGTGATACATAATATCAACATCTTTTCCTTCTCCTAAAAACTTTCTGCTTTTTTCAAGAGGAGCATATGTTTTAAAACCATCATCATAAATTTTTGCATTAATGTTAGCCCAAACATCATAACTTAAAACTGTATCATCTGGAGCCATCTTCTTTAATTCATCTCTAGTTATCTCCCATATAGACGCTACAGCTTGCTTATCTTTATCTTTTGAACCAGCTAGTTTTTCTACCCAATTCTTCATCTCTTCTTCTATCTTGTCTTTTTTAGTTTGGTCTAGATTTCTTAAAGCCATATCAGAATCCAAAGAAAGCTCTCCTACTATAGCTTTAACCTTTTGGTCTAATGATAACATGTTTGTATAGATAGCATCTCTGATACTCTTCTTTAAAACAGTAGGTCTATACCATTTCTGTCTACCAGCAACTTTAATTCCAGCTTTTATAGCATCGTCATATATAGGGTCATTAATTCTTTTTAAGTCTTCGAATACTTTTAGTCTTCTTTTTAAGAATATTTCTTCTTCTTTGCTTACAAGAAAGTCTCCACCTTTTTTCTCAGAATCCCTTAATATTTTTTTAGTTTGAGCTTTTAGTTTTTTGTAATGGTCTTTACCTAGTATCTCTCCAGCTTGCAAATATTCATATTCATCAAAAGCAGACTTTATTTTTGTACCATTAAGAAGGGTAACATCATTTCCTACAATCCAATTTTCCATGTTTTTGTTTTGAAATGGATTATATCCAAACATTCTTGATAGTGGTGCAATAGTTTTTTTAAGACTTAATACAGATGTATCCATGCCTAAAGCTTTTTGAACATCTACAATTCTGTTAGTAGCACTAGAAACAACTCTCCTATCCACAGATGATAACATTTTTAATACAGTCTTAGAAACTGGGTGTTCTAGATTTGCTTGCAATCCTCCAAATACAGACCTTCCTAGGTTTTCAAAATATCCTTGTCCAGAAGTACCGCTTACGTTTGACAAAGTAGAACCAAAGTTTTTACCAATATGGTCTTCATGAGTTTTTAAAAGAGCTAAGTCTCCAAACTGCTCTGTTACTAGTCTCATTTCAATGTCAGACATCTCTGATATTTTTGGTGCTTTTTTAGGGTCTTGAAATTTAGTAATACCATATTCATTACCTACAGCTTGAACGGCTCTTTCAAAGTCAGATTTTTTTAATCCATTTTTACCAGAATTAGAATCATCTCTTAAACCTCTCAAGGTTTTTCTTCTTATTCTAGTCATAGCAAATTTTTGCTTGGTTACATCTTTGTTATTGCCTAAAAACTTTTTTCTCAAACCAGGTTGCGAAGTATAAAACTTCATTAATAATTCTGAGTTTGACGCATCTAATCTATAAGTCAATCTTCCAGCTTTTACATCGAAAGAGATATTATCTCCATCTACCTTAAGACTTTTCCTATCTATTTTAACATCTACATCTTTTGGTATTTCTCTAATTTCTTTGGTTATTGTTCCGTCTCCCAAAACAATATTACCTTTAATACTTGTATTCATATAAGGCCCAGAAGCCATCCCTTCTGGCAAAGACCTAGAGTTTAATCTTTTAATTGATAAATCACTTTGTTCGTCTGAATATCCTACAAGTCTAGGATTACCATCTGAATCTATCTCATATACAGGTCTTGACTCTGGTAGAATTTCTCCTTCTACTTTAATTAAAGGGTCTTGAACTCTTGTATATATATCACTTTGTCTTCTTCTTCCTCCAGCTAAATCTATACCTTCCTCTACAGCTTCATCAAATTCTTCTTGAGTCATGCCCTTTGTAGGTTTTCCTGGTTTCATTTTACCAGTCTTGTATAGATTTCTTACATCTCCAGGAAGTTGAGAAGCTGCAATTACACCAAGCATTAAAACAGGAAGCCCTACTTCTCCACCTTCTATGTTTTCTACAACCTTTCTAAACTCAGGTTCTAATAGCCAAGCACCTGTAACACCTCCTACTACCTCTCCACCTACTCCAAAACCTTCTCCCTTTTTAGTAACTCCTTTACCTCTATAAGCTTTGGGCATTAAAGGTCCAAGAAGTCCTCTACTAGTATATCTATTAGCAGCGTATCCACCAGCTCCAAATAAACCTATACCATATCCTTTTGCAAAATCTTTCCAATCTGAATGTTTAACAATATCTTTTGCCAATAAATTATATTTTTCATCTGTGCTTAAACCATCAAACTTACTTAAGTCGTATTCACTTTTTAAAACTTCATCTCTTACATTTAAAGCACCGCCATATAAACCATCATATGTGGCAAAATATGTACTTTCTGTTGTAGCAACTCTACCTACATTTTCTACAAAAGATTTTTTAGCTCTTTGTGGCATAAGTTTTCTTTTGATAAATTGGTTAGCTACAAATTCAGTGGCTTTTTTACCTCCAAGAACTTGAGCTGCTTTACCTCCAAATCCACCACCACCAACCATCATTGCTATATTTCCTTTTGTAGGAACTATTATAGACAAAGCTTGAGTTCCCATATCATACAATCTTCCCTTATCATTTAAAGGAACATCAAACATTTTTTTACCATACAACATCTCGTTCATAACTCCATCAATGCTTTTATTGTAAGCCTCCTTTATAAAATCAGGAGCATAATCTTCTATTACTTGATTGTTTAAAGCTGAAACTATTTCTGAGAATGTAGAACCCTCATTTAGTTTTGCAAGAGGGTCTTGAACGTATGTAGATTCTGTTACGGCGTTAGAGAAGTCTAAATTGCTTATATCAACACCGCCACCTGCGTTCATTGTTGGCATAGAAGGTAATCCTGCCGATATATCTATTTGCTCTAATGAAGGAGCTTTTGTTTCTTCTTGTTCGCTAGCTTGAAACATTTGTAATGGATTTTGATAAGAGGAAATTTTTACCATTTCCTAGTCCATTATTAAAGTAAGTCTAAAATTTTTGTTTGGTTTATCTTTTGTTGGTAGATACTTACCCCAGACTTCATAATCTCCTAGATGTATTCCAACCTTATCAATTACTTTTTGTAATATTTCTGTTTTACTTAGCTCTTCAATAATCTTGTCTGGATTGTTTTCTGCTCTAAGCTCAGGAATAGATTCAATAGCCAAAGAAACATAATTATTTACTATGGCTTGAGCTTGTAAAGACTTTCCTGGAAACTCATTGTCCATTTGTAAGAAAAAATTATCTTCTCCTGTTCTTGCTACAATTGTTTGAGTTTGTTCATACATTAAATTTTCTGCATTAAGAGAGCTTCTTTCCTGCCAAGCTCTTTTTCTAACTAGTTCTTTATCAGTTGCTGATGCATTATTGTATTTCTCAACACCTTCTTGTCCTAATTCTACAGTCAATCTATTTTTATCCTGTTCTGAAATAGTTTTAAAATACTCTAATCCGCCACTTTCAGTGTAATAGTTCTTATCTATGTATCTATTTCTACCCATATTTAATTTATTTAAATCGCTCTGAGCTGCATCTGGACTCATACCTTTTGAAGCATCAATCTTAGTTGTGCTTAATCCTAACTCTTCAGCAAAGCCCATATTTTTAGCAATAGCCAAAGCTTTATTAAACTCTTCTAAACTAAGAGTTTCATCAGCAAGAGCTATGCTCATTTCATCATAGATTTTTGACTTATCTCTAACATCAGGGTCATTAGATGATACGGGAATATCATTGCTAACCCACTCAGAAAGAAGTCTTTCTCCAGCACGAGAGCTCTCTTGTTTGTTGTTTATTCTAGATACAAGCTCATCTGCGGTAGGAAATAAATCTCGTCTGTCTTCAGAAACAAGCTCTGTTCTATATGTATCATAAAGGTATGCATTGTCTCTTAATACAAGTCTTGACATTGCTTCATCATATTTTCCTTGTCCTATAGCAGTCTCAATAGGACTCAAAAACTTATCTCTAAATTCTTTTTCGTCTTTTTTAAGGTCATCTATCGCATCTGATTCTGCTTTTTTTCTGTCTCTATCCTTGTAGTAATCTACTTGCATTTTAGTGCTTGCAACTTTAGCTTCTTCTGCTGCAATAGTAGTCATTAATTTAAAGAAATTTTCTTGACCTTTTTGTCTAGATGATTTAGGTATAGCCATTATTATATTGTTCCTCCCTGCATCTCATTCATTCTTTGAACCATATCAGTATAGTTTACAAAGTTTTCATAAGGTCTGCCTACAAATGCGTTAAGTTCTCTACCAAGATTTTCAAAACCTGGCATTGTTAAAAACATTTGAATGTCATCTTGTGTTGTCATTCTTAACTGACCTGACATAGGGTCTCCTTGTTTTACTTGTAAAGCTATTCCTGGTTGAGCAGTTAGGAATGAAGATAAAAGACCTTCTAGTCCAGCATATTGTCTTCCTAGCTGTTCTTCTGCTTTAAACATAGAACCTTGGAATTTATCAGCTAAACGACCATAAGATTCTTGACCAGACTGAGCAGCGAAAGCTTGAAGTCTATCTTTTGCTCCAGATGTTAAACCTGAAGGTCTACCCATTTCTGATATTTTTCTCATAGTATCTTCGTATGTAGCTCTTTCTCTTTGACCTGCTCCTCCAAATTGTCTTGATATATCACCAAGTAAATTTTCTTGGTATCCTTCAAATTGTCTCAATAGATTCTCAAAATTTCCTACATCAAAAGGTGAAAAAGCAAATCCAAATTCAGTATCTTTTCCATATCCATATTGACGACCTGGGTCTAACAAGGCATCTATTGTCATGCCTCTAGAGTCTAGCATTTGTTGTAAAGTTTGTGTTTCAATAGGCATATCTTCTCCTAACCTATGTATCTAATGTTGTCATCATCTGATATTTCTTCGTTTTTAAATATATCTGAAAAAATATTACCAAGAAGAGATGTGTTTAAAAAAGTGTCTTGTGAGTCATAAAGTCCTAATCTCTTACCTATATTAAAACCTGCATATTCTGACATAAGACTACTAGATAAGTCTTCTAATAAACTTCCTTCATAAATTCTATCTATATCTTCTTTAGCTGCGTCATATGCTGACATAAGTCTGTTGTATTTATTTTGTCCAAAAAGAATTTTGTCGAAACCTGGGATTGATTGTTCAAAATCAAGAGTAAGTTCAGGTTTTTTTAAATTTCTTTTAAGTCCTGCTCCTAAAATAGTACCAAACGCTCTACCTGCAGGACCAAGAAGTCCTAAAGCAGATTGCCCCATATCTATATCTGCCTTTGCTTCTTGATAATCAGCACCTTCTACTTCTAAATCTCTAACTTCATCTTTTAGCAGTTGCTCTGCAAACTGTAGTTTTTGAATATCGTCTAATATCTTAAGTGCTGTTCCGCCTTTGGTTTGGGTTATATCCTCTCTCTGTTGCTGCTTGAAAGACTCAAGCTGTCCTAAAAATGTTGCCATTATAATTTACCTTCTGTTAATTCTAGAAAATGTTCTACACTACCAGCACCTTCTTCTGTGTTATAGTGTTTTTTCCAGTACTTTGCTAATTCTTCTTCGCCTTCTTTAATTGGTTCTGGTATACGCCAGTACTTAATTCTACAATGTAATATACCAGCGCTGATATTAGTACGAAGAATCCAATCCCAATCATCAATGTTAGCATCAATGAAAAAATAAGGGTCAATCCCAAGAATATCAGCAGATGCCTGAAGCAACTCAGGGCGAGATGATATAAAGTTTTTACAATTGTCGACGGCTGTGCTGGGCTCCACTTGCCAAAAGCTTCTTGCAGGACCCTTGCCAATTTGTTCGATATATTCGTACTTGCTCTCCACAAGCCCTGTAGCATATACGATGTCCAACGCTTCTTTTTTTGCATACTTGTCTCCCATCTGGACACAAACATCTTTAATTAAACTTTTAATTTGTTTGTTATTTACGCCCATTGTTTCTCCTTTTAAAGTAAGTAGTAGTACTATGAGTATAGCTTTTATGTACCTCACCTGTATAAAATACTATTTTTTTCTCTTCTATGTCAAGTGTTTTATCTCTATAAAGCATTATTATTGCCCTGGTCCACCACCAGCTTCATGGAATCCACCTATTGCATGACTCATGTGATGTGGGGTATTACCTATTGCAGCCCTATTTAGTGCAGTTAGAGCTGTATTAGGTGTGCTTTGCAATGGATTATTACTACCACCAAACTTTTCAAAGTCTTGGACTGGTCCACTTAACTGGGCTGCGTAAGTATGTTGTATGCCACCTACTGAAAGTCCACTCATTAATGACCCTAAGCTAATGTTTGTATTTTGTGAAACTCTACAAGCATTGCCAATTTCAGCTCTCAATGACACATTTGTATTACTTACTGCCATTATTTACCCTTCATTTTGTTAATCAATCTAATAAGATAACCAATCATTATTCAGCATCTCTAATTGCTATATAGTCTGCTAATTCAGATTCACACTCAGCAAGTTGTGCTTCTAAATTAGCTTTATGTGCTTCACATTGTGATATAGCTTCATCTACTGATTTCA